ATACCAACCGCTATGACCAATTTTCGATTGCCGTGGGGTCGCTTGAAACAGGCTCGTATAAGTATGAAGTTTACGATACCAATAGCACGGTTGCCGCTGCTTTGGCGGTCGTTGAAACGGGCTTGGCTTTTCTACAAACCGCAACGATAGGCTTCAACACCTACGCCAATACGATTACTTACAATGTTTACGAGGCATCCGACGAGGGTGTCTTTGATTCCACCTTTGACTCAACTTTCGCATAATGAGCGTACAAACACGAAGCGACCTCCAAGCGAGCGCCTTAACCATCACTAACGAAACCGTTGCTGGGGCGAACACCGCATCCCGTGTAGGCGGTCTATTCGATGACCTTGCAGACACCGCAACGCTTGACCGCGAACGGGGTTTTGCGAACCTTTACCTCGACACCGACACGGCTTTCACCCCGACGCAGGGGCAACGGGTCAAGTTGACAAGTGCGATGAAATCAGGTGTTTTGTCAACCTACAACTTTTCAAGAACCACCAACTCGCTGACCTACACAGGCACAACAGGGGCGACCCTTCGCATCGCTGCATCCATGGTCTTGGCGCAGAATAACAACACGCAAATCAAGGTCTATATCGCCAAGAACGGTACACCGATAGACCAGTCAATGACGGACATCACAACGAGCCACAACAACGGCCATGCGATTTACACCGAGGCCTACGTTACAGGTGCGGTCAACGATGAGTTCACCATCTACATCAACGCAATCGATAGCGGTGCAAGTATCACGATTTCTGCCCTTTCATTTACCATCCACACGCTATGAGTAATAAATCTACTCAACACTTCACCCAATGGTTGGGGATAGAACATAAGGTCCCTGTAATGCTGGAGAATCGTTCCGGCAAGTATATCACCTACGGCTTTGCGAACGAGTATCCCTACTACCTGCTGGACAACTATCGCAGGTCGTCCAAGCACAACGCTATTGTAAACGGCAAGGTGAACTACATCATGGGCGGTGGATGGCAGGCAGGCGACAACCTGACCGTGGAGCAAGAGGCCCGATTCATCAAGTTCTTCGATGGAATGTCAAGCACCGAGGACCTGAACGACATCACCGAGAAACTGGTCCTTGACTTGGAGTTATTCAACGGATTTGCGGTTGCGGTTACTTGGTCCAAGTTGGGAACCATCGCCAAGATGGAGCACGTCCCGTTTGAGAAAATTAGAGTTGACAAGGAAGAAAAGATGTTCCAAGTCGCTGACTGGTACAACGATGACATGATGCAGTTGTTCCCGAAGGTGGGCGACATCGAGAAGATTCCTGCATTCGACCCGGAGAACCGCCTCGGTAAGCAGTTATTCTACTATCGTGTTTACGCAGCAGGCGTTAAGCACTATCCTTTGCCCGAATACATCGGTGGCAACGCTTGGATTGAGGCAGACGTGCAAGTGGCGAACTTCCACAACAACAACCTTCGCAACAACTTTTGGGGCGGTTACTTGATAAACTTTAACAACGGAATCCCGACCCCCGAAGAACAGGGCGACATCGAGAGGCAGATTAAACGCAAGTTTAGCGGTACGGATAACGCTGGTCGCTTCGTTGTAACCTTCAACGATGAAGCAGCGAATGCCCCGACACTTGAACCGCTGACTCCGTCCGACATGGACAAGCAGTTCGAGATACTGAACAAGGCTATCCAACAAGAAATCTTTATCGCACACCGTGTAACGAATCCACAATTATTTGGGGTGAAAACCGAGGGCCAACTTGGTGGACGCAACGAATTGGTCGAGGCTTACGAGTTGTTCAAGGCCACCTACGTCAACGACCGGGTGCGCAAAGTGGAACGGATGATTAACTACCTCGGCTCGTTCAACGGAGTCGAAGGTATGGAACTTATCCCCGTTGAGCCTATCACCGAGCGACTAAGCGAACAAGCCCTGTTGCAGATAATGACCCAAGACGAACTGCGTGAGAAAGCAGGCCTGCAACCCTTGGAGAAACCTGCCGACGTGGTTGGACCTAACCCCCAACCCGACGAGCAACCGCAAGCCGTGGAAGCCTTGCAGAGCAACGACAACATCAAGAAACTATCGGGCCGTGAGTATCAAAACCTGATGCGCATCGTGCGTCAGTATATGCAGGACAAAATCACCTTGGAGATGGCTCGGACCATGCTATCAGCAGGCTTCGGTCTGTCATCCCAAGAGATTGACACGATGCTGGGCGTTCAGTCCCAAGAGTTCAGCGAACCGACTTGGGGGGAAGAAGATGACGAGGACTACGGATGGGGCGACGAAGAGTTCAAGGTCTTGGAGGTCGTTGCAAGTAAGTTCGGATGCCATGCCGACGACTACCATGTCATGCACTCCAAGCCGATGCGGTTTGACTCCAACATAGACGAAAACATTCGCTTGGCCTTTGCCGAACTTGGCGAGGAAGAGAAAGAGTTGGACCTGAAGATTGAGGCTTACCGCAAGAAGAACCGGGATGCAAGCGTTGAAGAAATGGCCAAGGAGTTCGGGGTCAGCAAGGCGAAGGTCGCCAAGCGAGTCGCCTACTTGATAACCAAGGACCGCTACCCAATCAGCAGGGCCGTGGACAACATTGCCGAGCAGAACCTTCCCAAGAATGTCAAGGAAGTTGCCGAGCCAGTCTTGGAGGTCCGTTACAAATACGCATGGGCGACAGGATTCAGCAACAAGGACAAGCGGTCAAGCCGTGAGTTCTGCAAGGTCATGCTTGACTTAGCCGGGCAAGGCAAGGTTTACACCCGTGAGGACATCGACGGAATTAGTGCGATCATGGGCTACTCCGTATGGAATCGCAGAGGCGGTTGGTATCACACGCCCAGCGGAGTGAATCGCCCCCAATGCAGGCACGTATGGGAGCAGCAGTTGGTCATCCGTAAAGGCAATAAAATCACGAAGGCATGAAGGCACTCTTTATAAGCGAAGAAACGCTACTGGACAATAGCATCATAAACGAGAACGTATCCTACACCCAAATCCGTCCTACGGTTGTCAAGGTGCAGGAGATGCGGATTCAGCCAATCGTTGGCTCTGCACTCTACGGGGAATTGGTTACGCAGGTCGTCAGCGGTTCAACGTCTGCACTCAATCAAACGCTGCTGGAGGATTACATCCAGCCTGCTATGATTCAATGGCTTTACTACGAGTTGCCAATGGTCCTTGCGTTCAAGTACATGAACAAGGGCATGGTCCGTAGAACGAGCGAAGAATCCTCCCAAATGAGCATGGAAGAAATCACCCGGCTGACCGACAAAGTGAAGAACGATGCCGAGTGGTATTCCGAACGCATCACCCGCTACCTTATGGAGAACCGCAATTCATACCCCTTGTGGAACTCGCCTCCTTCTGCTCTTGACACGATCTACCCGAACGCAACCAACTATCGCACCGGGATGGTCTTGGACCGCAACAGGAGGATGGGAATCAGCAACCTTGACTACCCATACCCTTACGGACAATTCGGGGCGTGTAACGACTGCTAACGATGGGCGCACATAAAAAAAACATACTAAAACTTCAGACTTATGTCATGGATAAAAATCAAGCAAGCCCTGCTGGACCTTGCCAACAACCATCCGCAGGTCAACTCCTTCGGGACGGGCGACCCTCTTGCGGTAGGCACGGACAACACGATAAATCTTCGAACCCCAAGCCGTGAGCGCATCGTCTATCCGCTCGTGTTTGCGGACGTTCAGTCTGCAAATACTGACGCTGGTACTTTGGACCTTGTGGTCGGTGTCTATTTTAGCGACAGGGTGGAGTCCATCAAGCCGATGGGCGGAGTGGTTTCAGGCAGCCCTACGCTGGGTTGGCAGGATAACGAGGACGAGGTCCTAAGCGACCAACTGCAAATCGCTCAGGACTTCATATCGTCGCTTACAAACGACCCGAACGAGGACTGGACCCTTAGTGCCTCCGTGAACCTTACGAGGTTCGTAGAGAGCCGAGATGACCGCACCGCAGGGTGGCAGGCGACGATGACTTTTGAGATTCCTTACTCTCATTCGGTTTGTGAAATTCCAGTCTAATCTACATTTACAATTAAACGCTAAAAAATGCCTACACCCATATTGCAACAAATGCTCGGCCAAGGTGGTACGATGGAGTTTATCAATGGATCCGTTACCGGGAAAAACTACGACTTCCTTGTAGTCAACACCGCTGCGACTTTCACAACCCTTACCGGAACTGGAAGCGAGAACCTGCTAACCGCTTACAACTTTTCGGGGG